TACGACCAGTTCGTCGCGGTATGCAACTCCCGTAGAGCATCCTGGGAGGCACTCCGGGCATGACGCATTGCCTGTGCAGAGGCATCGCCGCCGACAAAATCGAGACAGTGATTTACCGCGTCTTGGAACGTAAGTAGCATCTGGTCCCTCCACACATAAGATTAGACACGGCTGGCACTAGCGTCGTTTCACGCAAATTACCAGGTGAACCAGGCCGATCCTGTGCAGTAAAGGCGAACGGCTCCATAGTTTGTGTTGATTACCTTGGTCGTGGCACCATCAATGGTTTCTGAGCCGTCTCCGTCAATTGTGATGTTGTTTGTGCCTGCTCCACCTGATTCATCTTTGACGATGTATACCGTACCTACTCCGGCTGAGGCGACTGGCGGAAGGTTAACCGTCCGGGCCGCTCCCGTGTTGGTGATGGCAATGATGAAGTCGCTGACCTTTGCCGTGTAATCTGTCGCTGAAGCAGTCCGTTTGTATGATTGACCGCCTTGCTGGATTGACCGCCCGGTAGTATTGCCAAAGGTGAAAATGCCAGCACAGTCTACTACAGTTCCGTCCTGGGCCTTGACGACATTTACACTGGCAGTTGTCCCGGCAACTGGCAGTGGATTTTGTGATGGAATGACCGTGCTGTACGTAACTGTTCCGTTGATTGTTCCGTTGTTCCCGCCCACTGAACCTGTATTGGTAACGGTTGTGCCGCTACCTTCATTCATCTTGTATTGGAAATCAGGTGTGGTTGTCGGGTCGCCGCCTGCTGCCAAATTCGAGGCATCTGAATCGACATACACATTCTTCCACCACATCAATGCATCCACGTAAGATGACCCGGCCGCTGCACCATTGTTCAAAAATGCTCGCCAGCCAACTGTGGAAGATCGAAGCTGAGTCACAGCAGTTGCAGTGGTTGTTTCGAGTGTACCGTTGACGTAAATTTTGAGATTGTTTCCCTTGTTCCAAATGCACAGAATGTGATACAAAGTGTTTGCTGATAGCGTGCTTGTTCCCACACAATCAACTTGGGCTGGAGCCGAAGAGACGATTGAGAATTGCATCTTATCGTCTGAACGCTTGAAAATCAATGTGCTCCAGCCATTTCCTGATCCATCCTGGCCACGCTCAAAGCAAGTCAACTGAGAACCAGTAGTCGGAAATCTTGCCCAGAACGAAATCGAGTAACCATCAGTGTCTGATGTTATGCTGGTGCCGAATTCGATGAAATCACCACCACCGCCTGCACCAAGCAAAGAGTAAGATTGTCCAGGGGCTAGTACATGATTGGTAATCTGTCCTACGCCACTTGTCGATGTGCGATTTATGGCTAGATACTCACCAGTATCCCCTGACGAATCAAGACGCAACTCAGGAGTCGTCTGTCCAGTCAAAGTGACCGTACCGGCGTCCATCGTGACAAACGTGGTAAGGGTTGTGGAGCCGGTCGGGCACATATTGAAATTGATCTTTGTACCCTGAGCAGATGTCGTAATATTCTGCCCGGCTACAAGGTCGATTGAAGCAATGACGGCGGTCTGAGTGGGCGTACCCGCATTGTCCGTCGCTGTCCCCGCGAGTCGCAGAAGTGTGTCCCCGCTTTGTGTCTGCGTTGGGGAAGACGGCGTACCGCGAGAACCCCGGCCCCGAACTGTCGGAACTGGGGCAGTAGTGAATGATGCAACTTCAAGAATTTCCTTGTTGGACGATCCGGTAATCTGGGCCGTGATACTTGAAGCGTTCTGAGATGCGACAACCAACGGATGTGACGGAGCCAACGCTGCTGTGCCGCCGATTCCAACATTGGGTCCGAGGAAGACGTAGGCAGTTGTACCACGATTGATGTAGACTGGGTAGCCTCCGCTGCTGAAGTCGTCGGCGTAAAACCCATACTTATTTGTTCCGACAAGTAGTGCGGGACATCGGAATCCGAATTCACTACCCACTGTGTTGCCGAAGTTGAAGTTGGGCTGCTCATACTGATACCCGACAATTTGCGTGATGCCACATTGGAAGGTATTGCTGCCATGAATAGGATTCCTTACACTGACCAATGAAGGTAGCGTGTCCGTTGCACTTGCAGAAATGCACTCTATCTGCAAGTTAAGACCATGAACTGCGGTGTGAACTGTTCCACCCCCGATATTGCTTGCGGGGATGGGATTCACCTGGACTACTATTTGATTGCTCATCTCACTGCGATGAATTTCTTCTCGGTTGCCCCGGACTTTTTCTTTGGCCGGGCCGCTACATTCACAGCACCTTCACATCCCCAACCACGTTCTTCGCACACCTTGCGAACGTCTGATTTGCTCGATACCCAAGCTTTCGGATCACCAGGGTATGCGGCCAGGCCGCTCATGTAACGTTTGCCAGAGGTATTGATCCTGGCTCGCTTGGCTTCCGCCAGATAACGTTTTTTGGCAAGTGGGTTAACATGTCCGCCAAATGGGTCATGTCCGAATCCACGGCTGAACGTGGTGTCGGTTTCCAATGAGGGGCCTTTTCGGAACGCACACATTTCCGCGATGGCGTGAGATTCTCCCAGTTCACGACTTTCCTCGTATGCCGCCTGGATGGCGGGATTGATGGAAACGATCGGCCACTTGGTGAAGTGTGTCACCTGCGGCATGTCGTTACTTCTTTGGCTTTTTCTTTGCTTTCTTTGGAGCAGCGGCATCGGATTCCTCCTTAGTAAGTTTGACGATCTGGTCAGTTACAGCTTTCTCGCGAGTCACTTCTTGTTGGGTGGTCGCTCGAAGCAATTCTGCCAGCACGTCTATTTGAGCCTCATTTGCCGTCGCTTCCATGTCAAGCTGATGCTTTTCCTGACCTTGTTGCAATTTGGCCTGGCCTTGTGCCAACTTCATCTGAGTCTTCATACCCTCAGACTCAAGTTTAGCCTGCATTTCCGCAAGCTTCGCCTGCAACTCGGCCTGGACTAGTTCGGCCTTGGGATCAGGTTGCGGAGCAGGTGGTTGCAGAGCGTAACGCTCTGGCTCCACAATGTCGATCGAACGTGCCCAGTCCTGGATAAGAGCATTTGCCGATTGGTAATTGCCAGTCTGGATGAGAACCGGCAGCACGGTCTGAATGGCCGTCTGCATGTTCTGAACTTCCTTCTCTTTGTTTGGCTTCCGGGCCTGGCCAGCTTCAACGCGATAGTCCAGTTCCAGAGCAACACGAAGAGAGGATGCATTTTCAATGTAGGTTTCCCACAGCAGAGCAGCGGTTGGGCCAAGAATCGGCTCGACATCCTTGCGAGACAGTAACCAGCGAGCAGCGATAGCTTCCTTCCGGGCCACTTTCGTCGCGGCTTCTTCAACGATGTTTGCCATGTCCTGTGGACGAATCTGATTTGCGTTCTGTCGCACTTCCGCATCGGCAGCTACACGAATCTGCTTTTGTGAAATACCGTATGCGAGTTCGTTAAGTCCAATTCGCTTCTCGAAGTTCGTCTCGATAGCAGAGATAACTTTCCATATGTCTCCGTTGAACTGAGGGTGCTGTAAGAAGCTGATGACTTCTTCGATTTTCTTTCCGTGGATGTCTTCGATTTCAAGGAGTTCCAAGTCCTTACCGTACAATATCGCATCTTTTAATTCCTCTGCAACCGACTTGGGGCATGCCAGGAAATCTCGACTGGTCGTTCCGATTTTACTAGCCAAGAACGAGTAAGCCCAATTCAAGAACTTCAACTCGCCCATTGCTGGCTTCATGTGACTTTGTGGCCACGGGCAACGTGGTACTTTGTGGAAAGCGATAGGAGTAAACGGCCACTCCCCATCCTCCCAGAATGGCACCGGCCATGACGTAGCCTCAATAAGCTCGTCATCACTTGGAGCCGATTCGAGCAGCTTTTGGCTAAGATTCAACGGATATTCCATGCCGGGTGCGACGACAAGGTAAACAAACTTGCCAAGTCTATCCAGAGCCTTTTTCAGTTCGGTCTTGACACCGCTCAACAAATGGCCGACACCCATCTTGCTGTAGATTTCGTAGTAGCACACTGAGTCGTTGGCTCGATTGTTGTGCCGCTTGTAGTCCTCACCATCCAAGCCTTTTGTCGATCCTTGAGAGGTCCACGATTCGATGTTGGCTTTGATTTCCTTTTCGGGGATTCCAAACTTCTCTGATACTTCCCAAATCGGAGCCATGCGTTTGCGAATGATGAACATGGCATCGTCGATCGTTTCTGCGTCTGGGTCAATCAACAAGTTGTCCACTGTGTCATAGAACGATCCGATCATTTTTTGACGTTCTAGCGGATCAGTCCAGACTTCAGTCCAGAGAATTCCCATTCCCTTAATGATCGCTTCGTCTGTTGCACTGCGAAAGTTGTCGCGAAGACCTAACTCGTTCGGAGTGTAGTTCAGGTATGCCTGCATCAATGCAGCCTGAATCTTACGCTCGAATCGGATTCGCGGCAGTATCTCTTGCTCTGCCTGGATGATCGAGAATATCTGCGGGTCTTGCTGAAGTTCAGGAGGAACAACAGAAGTGATCGAGACGGTTTCAATCGGAGACACTTTACGGTCAGGATTACGATGGTAAAGTGTTGGCCCAAAGATTTGCACGACTTCTGAGGTTTTATTGACTGTCATCTTGAACGTTGGTTCAGGAGCAGCCGCACCCTCTTCGTCGTGATCTTTCTTCGAGTACCGTTTATCCCAGGTCCAATTATAAGGACCATTGAAGAAACGCATCGCTTCATCGGCATCGTCCTGGAAGGCTTCTTTCTTAACCTTCTTGCACTTGTCGATGACACCCAACCAGCCGCTGACAACTGAATGCAGCGGGTGATTTTCTTCGTAAGGCATGGATTACCCCACTGTCTTGTAGGAGCTACGCAGAAGTCCGTCAATTAGCCGGTCACGTTCTGTCAACTCGAATACACCGTCCCCGGCCGCTTCAGGATGAAGGGTCGGAATAACCGGGTCAGTGATGTAACGCACACCGGACTTCGGCATGAGGTACTTGCAGTTGGCGACCATGATAGAACAGTCGATCTTGTCCTGATAAACTGCCGTGACAAACGCAGGTGCAGGCGGTTCATCGAAACTCGCTGAATGACGCCATAAAACACCCTGTCCGACCGTTACCTTTGGCATTTCGTATCCCATTGTCTGTACTCCTTTCACTAGAAGATATTAGGCGTTATTACCCCTTGCCTGGACCGAGCCAGATTCCGCGTCGGCCAGACATAGGACCGCCCCGCTGCCGTCGCCGCAGCTTCTTTTCGCGGATCGCCTGGAGAGCATAGTTTTCAGGCTGATTTTTCTTGGACGGTTTGCGATAACGCAACCCCTGGTAAGAGGCCAAGTAACGCCAACAGTCCATCAAGTGGTCGTTTTTCTTGTGCGGCTCGTCTGTTACGATGTTGTCCTTTTTCTTGTACCGATAGTGCTTGATCTCATTCAAGAAATTCGGCAGCCGAGGACACACGAACAGCCATCGGGACATGTTGTCGTCATCGAAGTGCATCGTTTTGCGAACCGATTCAATACCCGCTTTGACTTGATCGTAGCCAAAGGCAAAGCTGTTTCCAGTCAGCATAGATCGAACCTTGTATTTCTTTAAGGCTCGGCTGTACTGTGTCTCCAGCGTCAGTCCGCTGCCTGTCTCGTGCTTGACAATTTCGTTGGGGTCCAAAATGAACGCAACTGGCATAAAGTTCGCAAGTTTTTGCTGCATTGTCTGTGCGAACTTTTCAGCCGTACAATTGGGAATGTACATTTCATCGAACACGACCGGATGCTTTGCAAGGGGATGTTCTAGCGGAGCAACAGCAATGAATAATGCCGCACAACGTTGACGGCCTGGATCAATCGACACGTAGACCGACCAATCCTTCTCAACCGGGTTGTCATCTATCCCGTGAGCCGCTCGCGAGAACTCGCCGTACACTTTCAAGGCTGAGAGAGCAAATTCGCCGTCGATTCGGACTTTTCGTTCTTCTTCGGGAAGCTTCTCTGCAAAAACTCGCTTAGTTTCATCTGAGATGTAAGGGTTGTCGGAAAGTAAAAAGACGTGCTCAGTGACTCTTGGTTTTTCCGTGTCTGCGAGTTGTTCCGCCTCGACATGAAGATCATATAGCTGTGGATTACCGGCTTGAGGCGTTGCGGACCAAATGAAAATACCATTGAAATCAGTAAGGCGTGCAGCAATTTCAGGATACCAGTCTTCATTGAGAATTTCCTCGTCAAACCATGCCGCGTGAATGCGGGTGCCTTTTGGCGGTTCACCTTCGCTGGAAAAGAATCGCAGAGTCCAATTCGTATGCAAAGGCACAACTGATGGTTTGTTTTCTTTCTTGTTTTCCCAGGCGATTTCGTCCCACTTAATAAGCCTGCGGGGAATGAATGACGGTGCCGCCTTAGACTCTTTCTTGCGGTGCCCA